CAGCTTAATTGTTTGAGCTGTTCCACTAAGAGTTTCCTTAAGAAAGATTGGCTTGACATCTGTCCCGTTCCACCAATGAGCGCCACATGATTCTCTGTAATATGTCGAAGAGTAACTCTTCTTCACATTTACTTTGAACCCTATGTCGTCAGCGATTGAACTGAATAGGTCAATAGAGCTTGACGGAAGTACGACATCATCGCCGAAAACTGTAATACCTGAAGTACTATGTCCTAGAGATTGTGTAACACTAATCGCTAATGCATAGAATATCAGACTTTCCAGTTCAAACGTGAAGCCGTTACCCATACTTGAGAATTTTTCAAAAGTAATGGGTTTTCCATCAATCGTACCGAACTTAGATCTTAAACAGTCAAGCAAGCAGTACCATTTCGTGGGGAATAGTTCGAAAACTAATTCCTTAGAGATTGTATCACTTGCAGAGGAAAAATCGACGGTTGCGAGCCTATTGTATAGGGACGCAATTCGACTTCTTTCCTGGTTGATTGACTGTTGAGAAAGATCTATCCCAGCCCGCTTAAGACGCTTTTTCAACATCAGACCTATGCCTTTTTGAAACCAGAGATTCATTCCTGGTTCGATAGCAATAGTCCGATCTGTTTTTGCGTTTTTAGGGACCGTTACGATCTTTGAACCACCTGAAATACAGAAGATCATATCCCAATTAGGGTATGCTTCTTTAAACCAGGGCTGGACAAAGTCGTACGCATCTAGTGATATATAGTTCTCAGAACTAAACTTTTTTGGATGCGTTGCGTCACGCCTCTTCACAGAGGTCGTAGCGCCGGGACCGAAGTTGCAACTATCTACAAACTCCTCTGCATCGAAATCACCTAAAATATCACATATGACACGCCGCATTCTGGAAAGAATGGGTAGTGTTTCTCGGGTTGTAAACCGAGAATGTTTTATCCTAGAGTTGGTTTCTTTGCAAAGTTTCTCTGCAGCATAGAACGTTTTCAAAGCTTCATCTTTTAGATCAACATCAAGATCTAAAAATGTTGCTTTTGAAAGGAACTTTGTCGCTGCGAGGGAGTCACGTGCCGACTTTAATTCGTTATAATCTAACGGATTAAATTCTAAGGCGACTAGCTGAGCATGCTCTTTATTTTCATAAAGGAGAAGCGCAGTTAGAGACCTAGCACAGTCGAGTCCACGTAGATATTCACGAATAAATTCGTGTTGCATAGATGGTATGCTAAAGCATGTCATCGCAGTTACCTCATAAATGAAATAGCGTTTACCTACCTATAATCAATTTACTTAGTAAATTGCTTCTAGGTTCTGAACAGCGGCCGTGGTTACGGCGTTGATCAGCAATTGATCAGCATATTTGCGTAGATCGAGACGAACGGTCTCCGAAGCTTGCTTCGGAAGAACGAACGTAATATCGACATACGCATCAGCGATCTTTTTGGTAGCATCAACAGCATCCATAATAGGAACTGAGATGCGCTGTTTCACACGAGACACTGTGCTTCCATTCTTCGGAAGAGAAACACTGAGGGTGACTTTCTTCTTGGCATCAAGTACTGTTTCAGTACCATACCAAGTAGCGACACCTGCAGCGTCGATCGACTGAGGATTGAAGGCTTGTGCAACGGCGGCGTTGTTTTGCAACGATAGGGCAGCGAAAGCTGACATTTGGATCTCCTTAAGAGATTAAGAAAGGGTTTTATGGAATTACTTACGCAATTGTCGGATAAGAGCTATGGCGTTTGCAATGTGTCCAGCTGAAGTTGGATCTTTAAAAGAAGGAAACGGTAGTTTTGGTAAGTTATTTGTAATAACAGACCGACTACAGCTAACTCTTTTATTGATAAAACCCACAGCGGCACGTGCAGGCCATAGATAGCCGTTATTATCGCGCTTCGTAAGAAACTGTCGTTCAAAGTGCACATATTCCTCGATGTATTGAGTTTTATGTAGATGTACAAGCTTCAGGTTAGCAAAAGCTGCATGATTCTGTAAGTAATTTCCGATTGGCAGAAGCCAGTCGATTACGAAAGAATAAGGCATC